GTAAAATCTGTTTTCTCGCACTTCACAAAAACATCAATCTTAGCGTCTTCCTTGACATTACCACGTCCCTCACGTAGGTCAGTCAAGGCACGTGCATAGGTAGCTCTCTTGCGGCCCGTGTAACTATCAACAAATTGCTGATGGCTAACAGGGGCGGTCGTGGGGAAACTAGCTCTATACAACGCATCTTTCACGCCTGCTAAGCGCGTCCGAAAAACACCAGGTTGAGGCCGCGGTGGACGACAGAAGCCTTCTTTGGTTTTGACCGTAAAGACTCTCTCGACCACCGCCCTGTGAAGATTGTTCAAACAGTGATCAAACGGTTTTATTACCACATCATTACCTACATTAGATATAGATACATACTTACGACTCTTAGGAACCCCTACTTTACTCGTCCACTGCAAGCGGTCACCGTCACGCACTTCAACCGAAATAGGAATTTCTTCCTTCTTCCCTTCCGTAACTTCCACCCGTTTAACCACATTTCCTAAAGGTTCAAAGTTGACTTCCATAGTCATCATATTTTTAGCATTCCTATGTCCGCTAACCCCAAACCTATCCAACGCTGTGGTCCAATCACAGGTGTGACCAGTGGCCTCTGTAGGGAATCCCTAATTGGGTGTCAATTCCCCTAGATTATCTAGGGGAACCAACCCGAACACCTTCGCCCAGAAACCTCCAAAAACATTATCCCCTTTCATCCGCTGTTCCCATTGTCTGGTTGCAACAGCAATTTTCATCCGCTGAAAGTCCTTAGTGGGGACGAAACTGAGGAACAAAGCCCTATCAATGGCTATATTTTTGTCACAAGTTCTCAGATCAACAAACTCGTGTTCCTCAAAATACTTCTGGAGCCAACGCCTCGTTACCAACACGTTCGCCTCTGTCATCTTGCGTTCTCCAAACTTATTGTACGCCACTCGAGATATAGCTGCTGAGAAACTGCTTCTTTTACCTTTCTTAATGCAAGTTTTGAATTTTTTAGATTCCATGCACTTGAGAACCACAGTTTGGTTCACAATGTCAGCTTTCACATCAGCACCATTCATTTTGTTAGCCTTGTTGGCTTCGCGCACAATATGAGTAGCCGTATACTCATGCACCTCCAAAAAGTCAGCTGGGTCCTCACTGACCTGATCGACTTTATCCAATATGTCCTTAGCAAAAATTCCGGCATCTCCAC